CTCCCCTTGATCATCCTCCTAGGCACATAGCTTAAACTAAAACATTGCATGTTTCTCATAACAGCCAAAGTGTGTTTCCATGTGTCTGCCCAAGCCTGAGTGTCAACACCAGTAAATCGATACAAAGAATAATCTTTTCTCTTTTCCACAAATTCTAGTGCTTTGTCATGCAATTCAGACCTGGTCATCCTTGTACCCTTTGGTATTCCCATTGCTTGTGAGTTCATCAAATATAACTTCGCATCACCTGGCGTTTGAGTACTGATGTAATTAAAAGCGGACCCTTCAGTGCCTCCAACTGCAGTTTCTCTCTTAGCGCTAGCCATTAATGCCAATGTCAAACTGCCATGCTTCCTATTCATGTATGCATCTATATACTCACGTTCATCCATGTTCATTAAATATTCTCTGATTTGTCTCAATCCTCTGTGAGGCCTTTTACTCAGATGCACAACACCAGATCTAGACATAGAAGGGACTTTAATATCATGATCTTCATCTACCACTATTAGTTCGGGTGATTCAGGTTCGAAATCCATCATAACAGCTAGAGCACAAGAAGGAGGAGAATCAATGTGGGGTTCGTAGTTTGCTAGCAAATGAAAGTGATTAGACGATACAGTGCATTTAACTACATCAGGCTTCAGCAATCCTCCCAATTCCAAAGGTGTTCGATATATTTCATCACCCAATTTCTTCCACAAAGATCTAGATTGATTTTGAGTCATAGCTAAATGATTGTTCAAAACATAAGACCACGATGCACCTACAACACTGCCTTCATTTCTAAGAAATTCTGCAGCTTGAGTGGAAGGTCTAAGAGCAATAGGGTAGGGATCAGTGTGTGGTGAATAATCAATGTATGATAATCTTGACTTAATATCAGGCCTAATTTCTCCTGTAGGACAATAAAATTCTGAATTGAACTCCCAATAATCTTTGGACAATCCTGACTTCTGTAAGTTTCGTTTGATTCCACAGTGTAATAGAACATGGTAGTGCAAGGCAACTGCTCTTTTACCTACGTGATACAAACCTCCTGATCCTTTATCCCAAACTAATACTCTACTATAATCATCTGATGTGATATGCGACGTTGTTTTCAAGCTTACATCAGACATGAGATAATCTGTGACAAAGTTAGACAAATTTTGAGCATCTGAGCCAAGCACGCTTGATGAAC